TTTTGATACGGTTGGAGTCAAGACACAAACTTTTGTAGCTACTTTTGATGATTTATATTTAGAGCCTACTACTAATGCTAACTTAACTATAACCAACGTAATAGTCCAAGAAGTAATAGACACTAACAACATTCCAAGAATAAACTATGATAGTAATGGAGAGAATGGGCATTGGTTGTTAGAGCCTACTTCTACTAATCTTATTACTTATAGTGAGGATTTTACAGATAGTAGTTGGATTCCAACACCATCTTTAGTTAGCGTTGCTTCTAATCAATATATTAGTCCAAACGGAAGTCAAAATGCTGATAGATTGCAAATTCAATCAACAAGTTCATTAGCTATATTAGCACATTTAGTTCCTCATACAATAAATGTAAAAATAACTGTTTCGGCTTGGGTAAAAAGCAATACTGATTCGGTAGAAAAAATTAAACTATTTGGAGATTATGGAACTTCGAATGCAGTTTCTAATGAATTTTTAGTAACAGATACTTGGAAAAGAATAGAATTTACTTTTGTACCTACTGCAACAGGAAATAGAAATGTTGGTTTTTATAATGTATCTAATACATCTACTGATATACAAATCTACGGATTTCAAGCAGAAGCCTTATCACATAGTACATCGTACATACCAACACTAACTGGAAGTACAGAGACAAGAGCAACAGAGACTGCAAATGGTGCTGGTAGTGCTGACTTAATAAACTCAACAGAAGGAGTATTGTATGCAGAGATAGCAGCTTTGGCTAATGACCAATCAGAAAGACAAATTTCAATAGATGATGGTAGTGGAAATAATAGAATTATATTAAGATATAACTCAACTTCTAATAATATTAATGCTTACTTATTTAATGGTAGCGTACAAGGTGGAGAGTTTAATCATACTTTAACCGATATAACTAGCTTCATAAAAGTAGGTTTTAAGTGGAAAGCTAATGATTTTGCATTATGGGTAAACGGTGTTGAAGTTGGAAGTGATAGTAGTGGCACGACTTTTTCAGCAGATACTCTTAATGATATAAGTTTTGATTTTAATGGTCTTTATCCTTTCTACGGAAAATGCAAAGAACTAGCAGTATTTGGAGAAGCATTATCAGACGATGAGTTAGAAAAATTAACTTCTTGGAGTTCATTTAACGCAATGGCTACAGATTTAGGATACACAATAGAATAAGATATGGCAGCGACTATTAAATACGGAGACACTAAATGGGCTGTAAAAGACGGCAATACTTTAGGGTATAATGATGAGAATAGGTTTAAGCCAGTACCTTTTGACTTTACTAGAAATAGCATAGGTACAAGAGTAGATAGAAATGGCTTAATAGAGACTATAGGAAACAATATACCTAGAATAGACTTTACAGATAATGCTGATGGTCATTTATTACTTGAACCACAGAGTACAAACTTATTGCCTTATAGTGAGGATTTTACAACTTGGACTGTAAACGCAGCTACAACAGTTTATTCTAATACTACTGAAACATTAAGTCCTAGTGGAGAATATAATGCTTCTAAGATAACAAGTGATGGTTCTAATGGCTTATATAAGGCAGTAGCTTTTGGTGGTGGAAATAATACTAAAAGTATATATTTAAAAGGTATAGTAGGTGGAGAGCAAGTAATTTTACGAGACCCTGCACAAACTATAACACAAAAAACATTAACACTCACTACTGATTGGGTTAGATATGATTTGTCTGAAAACCAAACATCTACTATTGGTTTATGGATTAATGAAATCCCTTCTAATGGAATATATATGTGGGGAGGTCAGTTAGAAGCCTTATCCTACGCAACTTCTTACATACCTACTAATGGCTCAACGGTTACTAGAGATGCAGAAACTTGCACTAACGCTGGTAATAGTACATTAATAAATAGTACAGAGGGTGTGTTATATTTAGAGATAGCAGCTTTAGAAAATGATGGTACAAAAAGAAGAATTACTTTAAATAATGGAACGAGTAGTTTATTTGTGCAAATGGAATTCAGAACTATTGCTAATCAAATACAAATAGTTTTATATAATGGTGCAGCACAAGGTTTATATACTGAAACACTAACAGATATTAAACAATTTAATAAAATTGCATATTCATATAAAGAAAACGAGTTTAAACTATTTATTAATGGCTCACAAATAGGAAGTACAATAACAACAGGTACAACTTTTAATGCAAACACTTTGACAGAATTAGATTTTGATAATGGAAATGCAGCAGATAAGTTTTATGGTAAATGCAAAGCAATAACAGTATTTAACACAGCTCTAACAGATGCTGAACTAACAGAACTAACAAGCTAAGATATGTCTAAACTAAGAATGACAGAAATATGCTACCCAGAAGTAAAGAGCTACTTTATTGTATGGAATGATAAAAGAGAGATAGTTTCTTGGGGTGCATTAGAAACCTACCAATGTATAGAAACTAAGTGGGAAGACGTAGATATGTACACAAGCGAGTTAGACTGGGTAAATGTATTAATAGATAACGGTATAAATCCTTTTGACTACTAATGATAGTATCAGCTAAAATAGATGAGAGAGAGCTTAAGTCTTTGATTAAGGACTTAGAGAGTCTTAATATGTCTGATAGCAAGAATAAAACTATCTTGAGACAAGGTATGCGAAAAGCATCTAAGCCTATACTACAAGAGTTAAAAGACTTAGTACCTAAGAAGAGTGGTCAGCTAAGAAAGTCTCTAGCTGTTATAAATGGTAAGAACAGAAGAGGTAGACCACCAGCAGTATATATTGGACCAAGAGTTAAAGGTGCATATGCTGATATGAAAAAGACTGGATTCTACTTTTACTTTTTAGAGTATGGATTTAGAGGTATTCCAGGACTTAGAATGTTAGATAGAGCTGCTATGAATAAGGGTAGCCAAGCACAAAATGACGTAATAAACCAAGTAAAAAAGCTCATTGATAAAAGAATGAAGTAATGGAGATAGGTAAAGTAGTATATAATATTTTAGGAAACGATGGCAATGTAAGTCCATTAGTAACTACTGATGGCAATAAGCGTATATTTCCATCTAGGTATAACTTTCCTACACAAAGTAAATTACCTTATATTACTTATCAAATGGTAGCAGATATACCTAACAACACTAAGAACGGTGTAAGTGAATACGACTATGTAACTGTACAGATAAGTATGTATCACAATAACTACGCTGACTTGGTAGCTTTAGCTGGACACGTTAGAACGGCTTTAGACTACGTTAGTGGCACTTATAGTGGTGTAGTAGTAGACAAGATATTCTATGAGTCTCAAGACGAGCTATACGATGATAGTGCTGGTAGTTTAGGCTTTTACGGTATAAGACAAGATTACAGATTTAACATAAATAGATAGATATGTATAAGATTAAATTAAAAAAAGATATTGAGTTTCGAGGTGTAGAATACATCAAAGGCGAGACTTATGAGGTTGGTAGAAAAGAGCGTAATCATTTCGCTAATGAAGACGCTATTGCAAAGCCGACAAAGAAGAAATCTAAGGAAGTCGAAACTTCAAAAGATTTAGATAACTAGTTATAAATTTTAAATAAAAGAAAATGGCAATTTTTAATGGAACGGATTTAATCCTAAAAGTAAGTCCTTCAGATGGAGGCACTGATGCGAAGCTAATGCACTCGCAAAATGTAAGTTTAAGTATTAACGTAGACCCTATAGACATCTCTAACAAAGATTCTGCTGGATTTAGAGACATCATTGGAGGTCAAAAGAGCTTTAGCCTTAGTGCTGATGGTCTTATGGACTTTAACCCAACGACTGCTGCTGATACTGAAGTAGATGAATTGACTACACAAATGTTAGCAAGAACTGCTGTAACATTTACATTCACTCTATCTTCTACTGCTGCTGGAGACTATTTCTATAGTGGCTCTGGATTTGTTACAAGTCTAGAAATTTCTGCTGGTACTGAAGATGCACCTACTTACTCTTGTTCAATCGAGGGAACTGGAGCATTAACTGTAACAACTGTATAATCCTTTTGTTGGTTGGGGTATGGGCTTCGGCTCTGCTCCAACTAATAAAACTAATAACCAACAAAATGTACGAAATAGTAATAATAAACGGTAAAGACTACCCAGTAAGATTTGGGATGAATAGTCTAAGAAACTTCACTAAGGCAACTGGTAGAAGTTTACAAGATTTAGACAAGCTAGGAGAGGGAATGAGTTTAGATGATGCTTGTCAATTAATTCTAGCTGGTCTACAAGACGGAGCTAGAGTTAGTGGAAAAGAATGTTCTTTAAATGTTGATGGTGTTGCAGACCTTTTAGATGATGACTTTGATGCTTTAAATAAAGTATTAGAGGTATTCTCTACACAGTTTTCTGCTAAGTTTGAAGATGAGGGAAACGTGAAAGCCACAAAGAAAGTGGCGAAGACAAAGAAATAAACTGGGATAGTTTAGAGGCTGTAGCTTACGGTCTAGGACTTTTACCTAGTCA